GTTGATTATTGATAGCAAGTTCTTCTTCTTCTTTGATATTGCGCACACGAACATCATGTGCAGACTTGTGTAGTTTTTCTGCCAGCAACGTAGCAACTTGCAAACTGGTTGCTGGATAATTTGTGCAAACATCAAACACTGTTACACCAATATTTTTATGGTTAGGAAAATCTGCCGGTGATTCTTGTATTGGAGTGCTTTTACCTGCACTGCAAGATTCCACTTGAAATTGTCCCAAAGCAGATTTAATAATTGCGGCACAGTCCTTTGGACAATCTCCTGCAATTTTAACTTTAAATTCGTAGACTCGTTTGCTTTCTACTAGATACTGTGTAAATGATTTCATTGTATATTCCTGATAATGTATTTATTTCATATTGCGTAGTTTTTCGATTAAACTATTGCGGTCGGAAACAATAACACCAGTTCCGGTAACGTCTACACCTTCGTCGTTACCCGCATCTTGATCCAACTTCTGCTTCTTCAGCTGTAGTTCAATCATCTTAAGTTTTTTATCTATTTTAGCTGCTTTTGCATCAATTGCATTTTTAAGCATGCCACCTGCAACTTCGAATATTCGCCCTGAGTAACGTGCTTCAACATTCATACCTAGATCCATAAGGTCGTCATAGGCATCTGTTGCTCGTTGTGCTAGAGCATCAAACTCACTATCGCTAGCATCTCCTAACCCCTTTACTGCGGGTAATGCTGCTGCAATTTTATCAAATTCACTCATATCTCTAAGGAAAGGAGCAGCAACTTCTGCAGACTTTTCCTTTTCAGCTTTTTTGATAGTCTTTTTGCTTTCGGGCAAATTTAGGATTTCTTCGAGTTTTTTCATAATAATACTTATCTCACTTTGCCATTGTGAAATAAGTCTTGTTCATTTAATACTCTAAATTTTATACCTTGTTTAGCACACCATTGGTATGCTGCTCGCCACTTTACTTGGTTCTTTGCATACTGTAGTTGGTTATGCTTGTTTTTACCTACTTTTTCAAATACCGTTTGATTCTGAGGTTTTACTTCAATTAGCTCGACTTGCATCTTACCCTTAGCATCTACATATTGAATAAAGAAGTCAGGCACGTATACTGTGCCTTTACCGGTAAAGGGATCTTTGTAGGGGATTTTAATTGCTTCACTGGCCCATTTCATTATGCGAGGATCTTGGTCACAAAATCGCATAAAGTGCCATTCCCAAGAGCTGCGATATGTTGGGCTTTTATTTCCTACATACTTGTCCGGGTTTGTTATTATAAATTTACCTTGAGCAAATCGACTCATTACGGTTTAATATTTCGACTTTCTATGGTTTCTTCTGTTTGTATAATCTTGAAACCCAGTGTCGAAGATTTCTCTCGGTATATGTTTAGTACTTCCGTAACAACTTGGCTTAGCTGAGAATCAGTAAGACCTTTAAGTGTATCTAATAATTGAAATACTGGAATGTTATCTATACGAGCTTGATTTAGCAAAACAATACTTGTACTTTTTGCAGCTTCTTCCTGGAATCCTCGTTTTAAAAAATATCCCAAAACTGCATCTATTTGATTACTGGGGAATGTAACCTGATGTTGAAAATATCGATCAAAGAAACTTCTAACTTGATCTCCAGTATCATTGCTGGTAGTTACTCTAGGTAAATTTATTGCAGTACTCATTGTGGTCCTACGCCAGTATCACGCGGTGTTGCTATAGTTGGCGCATTGCCGCCGCTACCCATTGGGAATGAAAAATTGGTTAGTCCGCTAATTGGTTGGTTAATTATTGATCTGGCTCCGGTGACGGCAGCATTATAACCTGCTGTACTTAACTCATTTCTCACATTGGCCATGTTGAGATTTTTTGCACTATTATACGTGTTAATTGCTTGCGTGCCAGTTCTTAATATGTCATTAATTGTTATGCTACTAGGGTCTGACAACATGGTAGATATTGCGCCAAATACTGATTCTGCGCCAGCCAATACGCCACCTTGTCCAAATAGATCAGCTCGCCTGCCGCCTGCTAGTCGTATTGGGCTAGGTAATGTATCGTAATGATCTTGAGCAAATCCTGGAGGATTACCTTGACTAACATTTCCAGTGCCATATGCAACTGCTTCATATGCTACAGTCATTGATTGCTCTGCCGGAATACTTGATCCGTAATCTAATGTGTCATGATTCCATGCTGTAATAACTGGATTTACTAATGTATAACTAGCATATTGCTTGTTAGCCATTTGATAAATTGTAATCTTGTCAAAAAATGGTATACTGCTATTGTTATCAAAGCCGTAAGGGCTTTTAATAAAAGACGAGTTAGTCATTGCCGTTCGGTTATACGCACCTGGGCGGCTAGCTACTGTAGAGTCTGCATAATAATATCTAAAATAATTCTCCCATAGTTGTCGAGTAACACCTAATCGATCATCATGGAAGGAAATGTTAATTGGAGTGTAGTCAACTTTATTCTGTACAATCTTTTTTCTATTGTATTGATTTAACGTTTCTGTAGCAATGGTAAATTTAGGTAAGTCGCATTTTTTAACCAACATGTTAATTTCATTTCTATGTCGAAAATCAAAATTTAAACTCTTTAATGCTTGGGTATTAATTCCAAAAGAAACATGATAGTTAAACTTACTCTTTGGTGCTAATCTAAAACTATCATCAGAGAACAGTCTTGCCGCATGACGAAAGTCAGCAACATTGCCTTTGGGATCCGATACATCAGCTATAAACTGACCAAATGATTTATCTGCCATGCTAATATTTAGCCAATTAAATTAACTGGCCATATAATCAAATCACAAAAAAAGCGACCGAAGTCGCTTTTTGTACTTATAAAGTAAATTAAGCACCAGTGGCTAAGCCACCAGCTCGTGCGCCTAGTCGACCTACATTAATGCCAACGCCTGTACCTTGAGCTGTTTGCTGTGCATTATCAAATTTAATTGCTAATGTAATAGTACTAGCAGCATTTTCACTGTATGCCATGTTGTTATAGTTTGCGGATTTTAGGTAACAGCCATATAGTTCCCATGTTTCAAGAACATTAGGAGCAAATCCGCCATTGCCGCCGTCTAGTACTTCGCAAACAGTTACGAACTTGTAATCGTTAGCAGATGCAGCAGATGACATTTCGAAGAAGTCGAATTGTTTCTGTAGTTGCTCACCTACTAATTTAGTTACGCCTCCGTTAGCGTCATCACGAACGTTTAGAGTTGCATCACTCCATGTATGCTTACCAGCCATGAAGATCTTGCTGTTATATGTATCAAGTGTTATATCATCAAAAGTGATAGTTGGACGAGTAAAGTCCACTACCATCTTAGTGATTTCTGTAGTATTTCCGCCAACACCAAAGTTTCGTAAAGTAACGCGAAAGCGATACTTTAACTTTGGCATCAACATACCCTGGTTCTGTGGAGAACCAGCTAGGGGTACTGAAAATTTGTTTAGTGTTGCGATTGCCATATTATAGCTCCTGTATAGTATTTATAGGTTTAACCTAATGCGGCGATTTCGCCAGTGTTCTTCAAACGTAGTGGAATGTAGATGAATTCAATTGCCTTAACCGGCTCAATTGCAATATCAATCCATAATTCATTACGATCAACTCTTGACGGCGTGTTGTTAGATTCATCGCAAACACAGATGTAGTCATACAATGCACGTTGTCCAACTAATTCAAGCATTAATCCATCAACTGCGTTCTTGATCTGATCTCTAGTTATCTTGTCATTTGGTTCAAAGACGTAAGGCTTAGCTAATGCACTTAGTTGTCTACGTAAATATACAACTAAACGAGCTACGTTAATACGATCTAAGCTACTTGCTGCACGAGCACGTGTCTTTTGACCATAATTAACTAATCCAGTACCAGTTAAGAATGTAATAGGATTGATCTTTGATTCATACAATGTATCACGTTGTCCAGTGTTAAGAGCGACTGATTTAAATTCGCCCTCACCAGTAATATAACCAACTGCTGTTGCATTACTAATGCCGCCACGACGTACACCGGCTGGTGCAAACCATGGATAAGCAACTTGATCGTTTAGAGCAATTGTACGCAAGATCATATGGCTTGGAGGAATAGCAACGTTGTTACCAAAGTTGTCACTTGAGAAGCCCCATGGATAGAACATACCCATGTATTCGTCAAAGCTAGTTGCTCCGATGTCATTGTCTTCTAATGCGCCATTTAAGTTGTTGCCCCATGCTAGTAAGCTAGTTGCATCGGCTGTTAAACGAGCAGGTGTATCACCTACTACAAACGCTGTTAGACCGCGGTCATAGTTTAGATTAATTAGTTCACCGATTAGCTCAGGATATCCTGGGCAAGCAATCAAATTAAACACACGGCTTTCTTCATCACGGATGTCTTGGTTGCTGTTAACAACTGCTTGTAGAGCCTGCACTACTACTGCACGTTGAGCCTTGCGACCAAATGTACCAGAACCATCAGATTGGTTGGCAGACTCAGTAACCCAACGATGTGGATAGTATGCGCTCATTGATACACCACCTTGGCGATCGTTGTCACCGGCAGTATCAACATAATTTGTTACAAACTTTTTAACGTTGAAACCGCTTCGACGCAAATTCCATAGCAACATACCTTTCGGATATAGTGCAGGATCTGGAGCATCAAAGTCTAAGAAATTACTGGATAGCAATTCAACGATAGTCGAGTCTGGGGCTGAAGTAGCAGAACCACCATTAGCGCCTGCACGAGCATCTGCAAATAGCACACCATCTTCTGTACTTTGATCAGTCTTATCAACTAATACCCATTGTTGCAAGTCTAAGTTGTATTTGTAGATTGTTGGGAAGTTTTCAGTATCGCTAGTGTCAATCCATAGATCGCCAGCAACTAATGGATCTTCATTGCTTTGTTCTTCAGGTTTAGTAGCACTTACTAATGGACCTGCTGGATCTGTACCAGTAACGCTTGAATATCCGACCCATGTAGTACCGTTGTGAACCATAATGTCAATTTCGTCAATTACTGAACTATACCATAATTGTCCGTTTGCTGCCAATGCCATTGGTGCATCAGCTCCCGCTGTGTAACTCAAAGGTTCCCATAAGCTAGCAACAAGACTATATGTAACACCACTTGGTGCGGTATATAAGTTAGTTGTAGTTGCAGTAAATCCGGCAAGTGTAATTGGAGTTAAAGTAGTATTTTCTAGCGTGATTTCGCCGCCTTTAGAATGAGTAATTACGATTCGATTACTTGCGTCAACTGATGCTTGTACATTTATAAGCCCAGCAGCATTAATTGCTCCTGCGAATGTGTCAGCTGCCGTGGTTGCCGCTGCTAAAGTAACAGTAACAGTAACTTCAGCAGATAATGTAGCAGATCCAACTAAACTTTCTCGAATTTTAAATGCGTGTGACGCAGCAGTAAATGTACTTGCAGTAATTGCAGAAGATGTAATTGTAGTTGCACCACTTGCTTTACGACGATATACTCTAAAATCTGCTTCTGGTTGTGTAGCTTCAGTTGCATTAGACTTAGTAAACAATGTCCCAACTGCTAGATTTAAGCCACCACCTGTGCTGTCTAGGGCATTCAATGCTGAAGCTGTTGTTGCATAGATAGGAGCTTCTGCTGCTTCCCATAGTGCAGTGCCTGCATTAAAACGCTTAACTCTCCAACGTGCGCCATTGTTTGGCTCGGTTGTTTTAACCCACACAGAACCTGTTGGGCGTGTGCTACCGGCTGTTTTCCACTGAGGAACTTCTGTATGCTTGGCAATAGCTAATGCTGGTGCACGGTATGTTCCAGCAGTTAGTCCCAATACGCTTAATACCGCAGGAGTGCCTGAACTGGCCACTGCAACAACTACATCTGCACCTGTTGAGTAAATGTTAACTTTGCCACTTACCACAGCCGCAGTAACACCAGTAATACCTGCAATTGCTGATGCAACGTCTGCGGCAGAGGTGCCACTAATAGTGCAAGTGTTGCCGTTAATGCTAAATGTAGTAGAAGTAATAATTGTACCTGGTGTGTCTCCAACTACTGTTGGGATGCTAGTCTGCCAGGCATCACTGCCAACTTTTTCCCATACTCCTATAGATGTTTTAACAAACAGTTCAACTGGTACTCCAGTTGCATCGATCGCATAATCACCAATTGCTCCAACTGATGCTTTTGGCTCGCCACCGGTAATTTTATTAATATCAGTAATAACAATTGGCGTTTTATTAGTAAACATTTGGCCGCCTGCTGTTGCTGGGGCTGCGTTCCATTCAAAAATACCAAATGCTGTATTTTGTGTATCTAACCAATATGTACCGTTTTCTGGGTTTGCTGACGGTGCGTCTGCGCTGGCATTCAGTTGATCAAGATCAACATTTGCTCTAACCACAAATGCACGATTACTAACACCCAATAA